TAACTTCTGATCTAACTTTCTTTTCTACACGACCAATTTCAGTTCCAGTCCAAGTTGTTTCCCAAGCATTCCATAAAACAGGACTCATTCCAGTTTGTGGATCAACCCCCTCTGTTTTAGAGAGCCTTGCCATTGTTTCTGCATAATTTCCTTCAACATTGATAATTTTTGCTTCAGTTCTAGCAGTATCAATCCAAGTATCATTTTCTGGAGTAAGTGCTACACTTGCCTGCCAAAAACTGACCAAAAATGGGGTTACACTTTCTGTGCGTGTTGCGAATGTTTGTTTTAACCATTCTTTTTCGGTATAGTCTAATGTGATAATGTCTAAAGATCTTTTAACATTAGTTCCTTCAGGTGCAAGATATCTACGATCTGCTGTAGGATTAACGTTTTCAACAGGTCCTACCATCAAATCTATTGAATTTGTATAATGGCGTGGTCTTAATTCTTGATTTTGTACGTCAATACTATTATTAATTGGACGTGTTTCATCTTGAGGAACAAATGAGGTAAAGTTATCAACAAAGAATCCAGATTTAAATTTGTTTAATCCTTCTTGATCAGGAATAAAAAGATTTTCAGTTTTTTGTTCCAGCAAATTAAGAGATGTATAATATTCTAAATTTTTAATTCTAGTTTCAAGTTCTCGAATATCTTGCATTCGATAACGTTTGTTGTTTAAGAAATTAATTTCTGCTTCGTTCGTATGCAACAAATATGCTGAAAGAGTTACCGTAGCCAACTCTAAAGCATCATCAATAGGCACTGGTTTTTCAGGATTCTCAGATGGCTCTCCATACTGAACTTGAAAAATACCAGCTTTGGTTGCAAAAATAGAATCTTTTCTTCCCAAATAATATGAATAGTTTGTCACAATAGATTCATCAGAAGCTAGAATATTTGTAGCCGAATTTCCAGATCCATCAAATCTTCTGCCAAAGAATTCTAATGGAGATCTCGCATTAAGTTGAACCGTGTAATCTGATACTTTTGGACGAATATCGATAATATCTGTATTGCGATATCCATCAACAATCTGAATGTCTCTTTTGTAATTAAAACTGTTATAGGAGTTTTTAGTTAAAATATCTCCAGTGTCTGAAGCTTCAAAATATCCATTTGCAAAATAAATTTTTAATTGTTTTGATGGTTCTTTAAAGTTTTTCTTCCTTTGTAAGAAAGAGTAGTCGTAAAATGATCCTTGCTGATTATTATTAAAAGTAAATGCAGAAGTTACATTTTTGCTTGTGGTTGTCAGAACTGCAACCGTACCCTCAATCTTAGATTCCTCAAATTTAATAAACTCGCCTTCTTTAAATGGCACAGTATTTTCGGGAATATAAGTGATTTGAGAATCACTTATTCTTTCTGCATATATTGCAACAGCTCCAGAATCTGCACCAACAATTCTCTCACCAACAACTAAATCTGATGTTTTTCCTGTAGGACCGTTCAATGCTGAAATTGTAATTTTAGGAGCCGAGGCGGTGCCAGTATCAGTTGATTCGTATATTGCATAAAGTTTGACAACATCAGCAAAATTTAAAGAAATATCTTCATCTTGAACTCTAGTTCCATATGGATAATTTCCATAAATTAGTCCATCATTTAATGTTGTATCTCCAATTCCAGATCCTTGAATTTTTGATTTATCAACAACAATAGCATTTACTCTATTCAGTCTTTTAACTTTTGCTGTTGGTTTGATTTTTTTCAGTGTTGCTACTAAAGTAGCTCCAGTGTCATCAGAACCAAGATTATTAATTTGTAAAATTGTTGATCCAGATGAATAAGAAAATTTATCTGAGGTTAAAACTTCTGTTTTTCCACCTGATCTCAAAAGAGTATATCTTTCCTCATCAAAATTTAAGAAAGTTTCGTTTGTTCCTGCAACAAGAGCAGAAGACAATTGATTTCCTGAAATATTGACAGTATATGATCTCCTAATATTAATAGATGCATCAGTTAAATCTACATCAGATATTAAACTGCGAGGCATTGGAGTGTAAAGTGTATTATCCTCAGATTTATTTACTGAGGTTCTAAGCACCTTTAAATCAGTGACACTCAAATTGCTTCCTACTGGAAGTTTTCCTTGTGCTACTCCAATAACAGTTGTAACGCCAACCACTTCAATTGAAGTAGTTGCAACACTTACAACTCTGGCAAAATTTGGCTCTGGATTTCCACTATTGTCGCTAAATTGAACAATATCATCAACTTTAACTATAGTTCCTGGAAAAATTGGATTTGTACTTCTAACCACGCTTCTACCGGTAGAAGCATTGTATGGAGTAATAGTTGCAATTCCAACATTTGCAAATTGACTTTGAAGAGTATCCGCACTAAATGTTTTGGCAGATCCCACTTCTACTAAATCTGGTCCCCCATAAACTGCTTTTACATCCGAAAATCCATACGTTGTAACAGCAGTTGCTACGCGAGTATTTTCAATTCCATTAAAAATAAATGGTTCATTTGTTAAAAATTGTCCAACGGTTTCATAAACTGTTAAAGCAGTCCCTGCAGAAACAGACGATCTTAAAAATCCCGTTGCCCCACTATACTTACCTTTGATAAATGATGGAACAGGTAATGTGATTGGTTCATTTATTGTAATTCTAGTAAAGAGTTGTACATCATATAATGAAATGTCCCACTCATTAATATCTGGATTTGCAACAGTATATGAACCAGATTCTAAAGCAAAATCATATACTCTAGCAACTCCAACTTCAATTCCAGGCGATGAAAGACTATTAACACCAACTCTTTGATTTCTTAAACTTACAATATATGTGTTACCTAATCCAACAGTTGGGGATCCTGTAACATTATTGAGTCTTAGTAAAGACCCTGTGTTGTAATTAATTGCTTGATTCTTTAAAGTCCTTGATGTTCTTGGTTTAGGAACATCAAGATATGTTGAATTAAGAGTTTCTATCTCATAACCTTTTACAAATGCTTTTCCTGGAGAAAGAACATAATTGACTAAATCTTCGCTTGCTGGAGAACCGCCATAGGTAAATTCTCCCTCATTGTAAATGCCATTATTTCCAATTCTGTTATTTAAAGTTTCACGAACAGTGACATCAAATGGCGATACAGTATAATCTCCCGATTCTGCAAATGTTCTTCTAGCTAATTCATCTGCAATAATACTATACTGAGTATTTTTTACTTGAGATCTTAACTGACCATCATTAATTATTGCAAGTTCGACAAAATTTGAGTCGTTAAAATCATCTACTGGTTTTGCAAACAGTGACAAAGAGATTTTAAGACGATCTGCTCCAGGCGCGGCAAAATTATTAAATCCCTTTGAATTGTCGGTGAGTGTTTCGTCTTCGTCTGCATTAATAATTTCTTCTTGAATTCGAAGACCAATACGAACACTAGGAGTGTTTGAATACTGACTTAAAATAATAGTCTCATCAAAGACATCAACAAAATATCCTCTGACAAAATATACACCATTAACAATAGAAAAAGCAGCTCCAGTGGCAGTTGCATTTTCTGCTATTAATGAGGCAAACGCTTCACCAGCAGGAATAAATGGATTATTTAACGGTCCAGTGATAATATCAACGTCTGCCGTTAATAACTCACCATCGCTAAAATTTTTCTGATCGTCTTGTGATCCTGTCGATAGATATGAAATATACAGAGTAAGATTTCCTCTTTCAGAATCTTCGGGTAATAAAATTTTTGATACAATTGCCGTAACACCAGAAGAAAGTCCGATAATTCTTCTACCGATTAATTGATCTGCATAATACGATACTGGAATTCCCAAATGGGTATTATTTAATTGTATGCAAAAATAATCTTGCGAATACGCAGTGTTTCCAGGAATAACTTTTGCACCTTCTTTAAAGAAGTGTTGGCCAAACTTTTCAATCTGATTTTGAAGAATGGACTGGAGTCCTGTTAATTCTCTTGCTTGTACAGGATATCCTGGTTTAAAAAGAACTCTATAATAATTATCTTTAGGGTCAAAATCATCAAAATATGGAGAAACGTTGAGATTTGTGAGTTGAGCCATAGTTAGTTAGAACTGCAATATAATTTTGATGTCTTCTTTTTGGCTAGAAGATCTCTTGATGGCGGGTCTATTATCAACATATATGATGTTTCCAGAGTATTTTTTGACCTCCGGATTAGACAACCCATTTGTAAAGTTTTGACCAAGATAATATGTCTTATTATTTATTGAGGTAGTAAATCCGCTAAAACTTGTACTAATAGAAAGATTAACAGAACCTCCAACAATTGTTAAATTACCACCTGAAGTTGGTGACGATGAGAATCTTGTTAGGTCATATCCATATTGTGGATTTGTTTGTGCTGTTCCAACGGTGTTAAAACCCGCAAGAGTTCTATCTTGCCAATACTTTAAAACACCAGATGTTTGATCATAACTAACAACTTTGCCAACTGCTGTTACACCAGTCCCAACAGTTTGGGTAATAAATGAGTCTTGTGTAAATTTTGCTGAACTATATCCAACTCCCACCAAACGAATTGCATATACTGCACTTGCTTTTTCTGAGGTCAATTTTGAAGAAGACCCAAATATGAGTGGATTTTCAACCAGTCCAATTCTGGCAATTTCATTTCCAGTTATAAAATCTGGATTTTCTGTATCATTTTCAATTCTTGCGTAAATTAAAACATTACTGGCTCCTAATTCTTTATAGATGTCATACCCATGACCTCCACTTGGGGTCATAATCACATCAAGAACGGGTTCTGTATCTGGTTCTGGAATTCCTCCCGCAGTTAAATCTACATTACCAAAAGTATAACCAGATCCTTGATTTGAAATGGTTACACTTTCTACTTGTTGGTCGTTATTAATAACTACAGTACATTCCGCATTAGAACCATCTCCTTTAATAGGAACTCTAGTATAAGTCCTGTTTGCTGTTCCTACTCCAACTCCTCTATTTTTAATTACAACAATTTTAATGCTACCATCGACAGCATTTTGTTTAACAGAAAGAGTCTCTGCATTATTATCCCAATCTCTTGGAACGGGTATAAAATCAACAGTGTCAAATTTAACAATTTCTGTTGGTTTAATTGTGTAAAGATATTTCCAAATATATCCATCACCACTTGGTCCTGCAGATCTTGGTTCTAAATCTACAAATTTTGGTTCATCAATAGATGGTTTTCCTTCAGGGGTTTCTGAAGAGGTTCCATTCTGAAGACAGATATAAACTCTATTATCGCTATTAATTACATAATAATTTGCGGAATATAAAGTAGTGCCACTTGAATTTGGTGGTGGATTGGAAACGCTATAATCGTGCCTATAATAATCATATGTCGTTCCAGATGCCCATATTCTTTTATTTACAACTCTTTGGACATCATCTGGAGTTATCTTTTTGAGAGCAATCATTGTGTCCCAAGTGTCCCACTCATTAGAAAAATTATCAGTTGGACTTGGGGGATCGTCATCCCAATCACTTTGGATTGCCGTTGGATTGGGAAGACCAACAAAAGCATAGTAAGAATTTACAGAGGTTGTTACACCTGCTGTAAAATTTTTGGCATTCAATATTCTGATTTGATCAGTTATAATAGCTGTCATCTTAATGTTTTTAATTTATTTATGTGGTGTAGTCTTGGTATCTTAATCGCTTTGTTCTTCTTACATATGGTCCCGTTCCAATTCCAGAATATCCTTTTCTTGTTCTAGCAACATATTCAACATACTTATTCCTCTCAGACAACTGCAGTTTGCCCCAACTAAATTCACCATAGAAACTACTGAAACCAAGACCAGAAAGTAATCCTTGATGACTTGAAACACTAACTGTAACTCTAGTCACAGTAGTAACTCCGAATCCAATTGCAGAAGTTGTTGCTGTAGAAACATGTGCTGCTCTATAGATATTATCAATAAAAGTCGATCCAATTCCAATAATACCTGTTACGGGATCATTTGTTTCGTCTAAAGAAGTTACTCCACTGCCAACGTTTGAATTAAACACGCAGAAATAGTAACCAGTTTGCAATCCACTTATAGATGTATAATTTGTAATTGTCGAATTTCGCAATACGGAATTTTCTGGAATAATCAAATCAAAGTTTAAACCTATTGGCGCAACAGCAGTAGATGTTGTTGCAATGCCAGTAATAATTCCAAAATCACCTTCATATGAAATAATAGTATTTTTTTCTTGAGTAATAGTTGGGGGCGCAATTAAAACTGCTGGAGCGGTTAAAGTCAATCCTGCACCAACCGTTGGATCGTTAGTATATCCTAAACCAACTATTCCACTTTCAATTAAAAATACTGTTCCTGCTGTTGAAACTTGTGCAGTAGCTGTTGCTCTACATGTCGTTGCAAACCCAACAGGACTTTGAATTGCAACAAATGGTGGATTGGATGATGTATAACCAATTCCACCATTAGAAATAACAAAAGTGTCAATTGTTCCATTATCCGTTATATTTACTGTTGCTGCCGCTCCAACTTTATCAATTGTATAATCAACGAGTGTTATATCTTTTTGGAAGTTGAGATTGATAGAACTTTCGTTGATTGGATTAAAGAATGGTCTTACGCTATCAACAAAAACTACTGTTGTTCCAATTCCAACTGTTTTTATAATCGTAGCAGTCGGATAAATTTCAGATTCATATTGCTCACGATTTTTATAAACGAAGTTGCCGTTAATAATTTTATCTTCTGTTTGCTTCCTCCACAAAACTGGTCTGTATAAAGTGGTATCTTCACTCAATCCTGGACCATAATAAACATTAGTATTAACAGCACTAGAAGAATCAATATCAGTAACAATTCTTGTATTTTGTTTTTGGAAACTCTTTTGGTTCAATGTTGAATGATATCCAATAGTCAATTCATCACCAGTTTTAATAGTTTCAATGATATCTTTATCAAAGACATCTGTTCCACTAGTCCCTTTGTAGAATAAGAATTTAAGAGTATCTCCTATTTTTGGAGCTTCTTCGAAAGTAATATGACTTCCTCCTCCAAATGGCCCTCTTCTATTTTCGATGAAAAAGTATGAAGAACCTGGAACTTGTAAGACATCATTAATAAAGATAATTAAAACATCTTCAACATTAACTAAAGAACCGAGATCAGATTGAAGACTTAATTGTTCTCCGGAACGTGTTATTGGGAAAGTCTTTCTTTCTCCATCAAAAAGACTTGAAAAATCATCTAATACTTCAATTTCACCTAAAGTCCATCCAGAAAACGAATCTGTATTAATTTCTATAACTTCCAATCTAAATTCGTTAGGATTAATGCTAGCATTTGTTCCAAATCCAACTGTAGTTGGAATTCCCGTAGCACCACCAGTGGGAACGGTAAGAATATGATTAAGACCATACCCATATCCAAAATTTGTAACAGTAAAATCAATTACACTAGATCCTTGTCCAACTGTGATAGAAACCTGAGCACCCGTTCCACCACTTCCAACGGAAGCAGAACTGTATTGAAGAGGAATTTCTGAGTATGGTAGAGGAGCATCAATTATAACTTCAGGTGGATTTGTTCTTGTATATCCAATACCAGGATTTGTGATTGCTATACTTACAATGTTACCCCCACTAACTGCCGCTGTTCCAATAAATGTGAGACTTGGAGTGCCTCTAGATGAAGATGCTACAGCAACCCTAACATTTGTTTGAATTCCAGATCTATAACCAGATCCACTATTTCCAATACTGATGGAAGATATTGTGCCAGCAACAGAAACCACTGCTGTTCCCCCTGCGCTGACAAGTGGTTGATAACCAAATCCTGTTGTACCTGCAACAGAAATAATAACTCCACCGATTGGAATATTCAAGTCATTTGGTTCATATGCTGTTGTGCTTGCCGCACCTGTAAATGAAATGGATGTAATTCCTGAATTTTCTAAAAGTTGATAATCTTTAGTTGCTCCTGGACCTTGAAAAATTCCATTTATTAGAACAATTCCATTAAGAGTAGAAATTCCAATAACATCAGATTTATTTGATTTTAATGTATAGGTATTTTTTAATCCAGAGAAGTTTTGGGAGATGTCATCAAAAATATAATTTTTTGTATATGTTTCATCAGAGCTTCCAACAACTCCCGAACGCATAAACGTTCTTCCGCTAAAAGTTGAAGACGAAGTTATTCCTACAAAATCTCTTCTGTCTGTTGGACCAACACTCGTTCCTATTGGACTTCTTCCAAATGGTGGATCTAAGAAACTTAAAGTACTACCAACAATATTGTAGTCACCTTTTAATTTTGTTACCGTAGCTCCAGTAGAGTGTCCTGCTAAAGAAGTTCCTGCAAGAGCCCGACTTACTTTAATTGCATTTGTGCTTCCAATTCCAACTCCTTGAATTTTCATAATTTCATTATCAATTTGTATCGAATCCCCTCCGAAGAAAGATGTCAATCCAACGAAATACATAATGTCTTGTGTCGCTGGGAAATTCTGTGCTAAAGTAGTGGTGACAGATGTTGCAACAATTGGCGCTTGGATTTGATTATCAATTGAAATTAATACTTTATTTTTTTGTTTTGTTGAAGTGATGACATGGGAAGTCCCAATACCAACTGAAGTGAATTGAAGAGCAACTGGATTTACTCTTAAAGCATTCTGAGCAGTAGCAGATAATTGAATTTCTTTCTCATTCAATTTAATGACATAAGCAGTTGTTGGTAATTTGTTGGTTAGTCCTATTCCAGGAATAGTTGTTTGAGCGATACCAATAGCATTTGTCGAAAGACCTGCTGTAGAATATACGATTTCTTCGCCACTTACGAAGTAGTGATTGGGGATAAAAATCTTACTGTCTCCCGTGCTAACAATTCCAGAATTAGATCCATCAAAAACTCTTACAAAAATTGGTTTATTTTTATGGGTTAAGAAAAAGTCTCTCTTAACATCAACTTCAGTTCCAGTATATACCGAAGACACATTTTCTACAGATGCATTATTGAGTTCTACATTCAAAGATACGTTGGCAGTATCTTCAGTATCTCTCAGTGTATGAAGAAGTGTATTAACACGAACGTCGATTCCTGGATTTGGTGTAAATCTGATTTCAGTAATATCTCCAGTTCTAACTCCATCAATACTACCCAAACTTGAACTTGTTTCAACATTACCATACTCAGTCAGATATACTTCATCATTATCATCGAGTACAATTACTTCAGATAATTGATATTCATTGTTTGTAGTATCTGCGACTTGAACTAAACAATATGCACCTTCGTTTTCATTGGTAAAACTTACAATACCAACAGCAACTGGAGATCCTGAAGAATTGATTGTTTTTGTTTTAGTTGTTAGACTTGCAAATGGAAAATCAATTTCACCTGAACCAACATATCCTTCAGATGCAAGACCAACAATAATGCTATTAATTGTTGCTGTAGTTCCAATTCCAGAATTAGAAGTAAAGCTTACAATCACACTAGAGTCTGATAAGTATGCGTCATA